GGGGCGCTGAGCCGCGTTCGTCGAGACGTTCCGGATTTCGCGACCTTCGCCTACATTGGAAACGGTTTCCATGGATGCTGCTAGGCCGATACGCGAAATGATTTCCATATCTGCAATCGAACTTCCGATATCCGATTCATTCCTGCAGATGCTCGACCGCGATCCCGGTAAGCGACCCCCAATACTGCCGGGCACGATTGTCCGGCCTCCCCCGTCTCTGCTAGAAAATTCTCAAGACGAAAGAATTACCGAATCATTTCGATATCGTATTTTCCTGTTCTTGATAATTTTCCCTATATAAGACTTACCAGAGTAAGTAATATGTCCTCTTATGGGGTTATCTCAATTTCTTATAGGCAAAACAATAACTTAGCTCGGGCACGATGCCGGGCACGTTGCCGGGCAAGATCGGATCGTGCCCGCCGCCGTGGCCGAGATTGCGGACATGATAACCTAGGTTAGTATGATCTTGCCCGGCAACGTGCCCGCATTTTTCGTTTGACTTTTCCGTGTAAGAAAACCATAGGTATTTTTGACGAAATCAATGAGGCGCAAATGAAGACCTACAAGATTAAGCAGGGGGGCCGGCGAAATACGCCGCTTGGCAAGTCCTTCTTGGAGCTAGACTGCCCTATAGATGGCGATCGGCTGTTCATCCCGTGGCTCGATGACACCACGATCATCCGTCTGCATAGGCGAACGCCGGAAGGTGGTTCGGTTGTCGAGGCGTCCGTGACCTTGCAGGATTTTCGTGAAGCCGGGGTTTTCGTTTCGCGTTTGCCTGAGGTCGAGGACCCGGAGTTGGTCGCCTTTCAGAAGGCCGAGCAACTGGCTGACGAGGAAGCGGAGCGAGCGGTTGCCTTGTTGCGGCAGAAGCGCGCTGAGCGTGATCTGAACGGAGGTCTCTGATGGATTGCCCAGAACCCATGCGGCAGGGGGACGAAGAGACCTGTCCGAAGTGCCCGGCTCGCTGGGGCGTCGGCGAGGATCGCCCCGGCTGCATGCGCTCGAAGCTCTCTTTGCTTCGCGAACGCAAGATGCCGGAAACCATTTCCAAGGAGCCGACGACCGGCAAGCGGTTCCTCGTGTTCGGCGGGAGCGTCACCAGCCAGAGCGATGGGCAGGACCATTACGTCCCCGCTCAGAAGATTCCCGCGCTCTACGGCGTCGCCGAAGCGGAGTGCGTGTTCTACCGGGACGGGATGCGCGAGAGCGACTACCGCGAACTGATGCACCTCGGGCCGCTGTCGCTCGACAACTATCGCGAGTTTCTTGATCGGGCGAAGGTCGAGCAGTTCCACGACTACGTGAAGCAACGCAAGCTCCGGGACCGCAACGCCCACCGCCCGGAGGGGAGGCATCTGGTGCCGACCCACGACAAGCGGATCGCGATGTACGAAAAGCGCTGGCCCGAGTTCCGAGCAGCATTCGAGAGGTGGGAAGCACGATGATCAAGCTAGGAACTGGGCGCATCTACTTCGGGGAGCGTTTTCTCGGCCACGCGCAGGGCGTCGTAGAGGTCGGCGGGTACCGTGCGGAGATTCGCATTCCGGAGGCAGATGTGCAGCGAATCCGCATCATGGCTGTGTGCGGCTACGATCCGCAACGCCTGCTCCCCTACCGCCCCGAGACGATAGCCGAATGGGCCTCTCGGCAGGGGTGGCATAGCGGCGGCGTGTTCACGGGCCGTTGGACTGGGCGAATCCTCGACCACGAGCACGTCATCCCTCGGGACCGCATTCCGCACCTGTACCCCGGCGACGAGATCAAGATGATGCCGTACGACGAGATCGACTACGGGCCGCTCGAAGAACGAGCGTTCTCGCTGATGCGACCGCGTAAGCCGACGTTCCTGCACCACTACACGATGGGTGCGACGACCTTCCGCGAGGCGATGGAGCGGAACGCCCGGTTCGAGCCGTTGCTTCGGCAGCAGCAGGCGTTGCTAGAGGCGACCGTTCAGCAGCGCATCTTTAGCGCGGTGCTGTCGCTCTACGTCGAGTCGCCTCGTCGCGCCGAACGGATATCGCGGCTTATCACGTCGCGTGATCCCCGGCAGCGTAAGCGGGGCAACCGGCTGCGCAAGGCAGCGCGCATCGTCGAACCGCACAAGAGCTTGACGGCCTTCTGGAAGAACACTCTGGACGAACCCTACGAACCGCGCGAGAGCTTGGCGGCCTTCTGGAACAAGAATCTGGGCGAACCCTACGACCCGGCTCGATATCGAAAGGACTGAGGATGGAAATGAGTTCGCTTGAGTTGATCATTATAGCCGTGGGCACGGTGGCGGTCGCGGCTCTGAATTTCAAGCTCCTGCACAAGGCCAAGCTCGCGGAGATCGCGCCCCGAGACCTGTACGACCCCGCCACCCGGCTGGACCTGCAGCAGCTTCTCGCCAAGGCGAACGTGACGGGCTCTGCCGACATCCGGGACGGCGTGGTGCAGCCGGCCCCCGATCTCGACCTGCAGCACCCGGTTCTCCGGATGGCAAACACCGCCGTGGCCGATTTCTACCGGCGCACCCCGAACCCGAACTCGCAGATGCTCTACTGGCGCAATTCGCAGACCGGCGAGTTCCAGTTGTTCGGCGAGTTTGACGTGGAGTGCGTTTCCGATGTAATCGGGTTGCTGCTGCGCAAGGAGTCGGAATAGATGGGCGCATATAGCTACTGCCAGAATGACAGGTGCAATGCACCGCAGAACGCACCGGAACTCGAAGAGTTTACCTATGGCGATCCGACCTGTGATTATTGCGGTGCCGTGCGGCCCCTTCGGGAGGAGGTGTATCGCGAGGTCGTCGCCGCCCGCATCGGGTCGCAGGACGAGAAGATCGCTTTGCTGGAAGCCGCCGTGCTGGAACTGACCAGCCGAAACAAGGATGACGGGAAATGACAGAACGGCGTGCCATAATCATGGGCAGCGGGGTGCATCTCGCTGTCGCCAGTGCCCTGCTCGCCGATCGCGGTGATGTCATGGTTATCGATCTTGAGAACGATATCTCGGAGGACCGTCGCTTCGGCTTACTGAGCGGGCCGATGGACTTCCTGTTCGAGCCGGGCCCCCTGTTCGACGAGCCGGCGTTGCTCCGGGCGGCCCGGCGCTTGTCGGAACCGGCACCGAGGCCGCAGTACCGAAATCGTTTCCTGAACCCGGTCGAGCGTGATCCGGGTGTGGAGTACGTGTTCACCGAAGCACCGTTGACCAAGCGTCAGCGCCGCCGCCAGAAGGGAAAGAAGAAGTGAGTCATCCGAAGTACGATCTCGCCCGAGATCAGATTGATCGGGCCGCCGGAAACCAGCAAGACTTGCGCGATATGCTTCGGCATAACCCGGAGGCGCGGGCGGTCTATTCTACGGCAGTTCGTGCCGTGATGGGCCTGTTGCCATACGACTTCGCGAAGGACCGGGACAACTACGCCCAGCTTCCTGATATGGTCGAGTGGGCCGAGTCGATCATGACGAGCCGCCCGGCGGATTTCCCGCTGCAGGACGGCCTGAACAACCTCTACATGGAGCGGTGGTTCATTCTGCCCCGGAACGAGATGGCGAACGTCTATCTCCACCGGATCGTGCGCGACGACAAGGACGTGATGCACGATCACCCGTGGGACACCACGTCCATCATCCTCTCGGGCTCGTACGTCGAGCATACGCCGGAGGGCTCGATACTCCGTGAGGCGGGGGACCGTATCGATCGCCGGGCAGAAGACGCGCACCGGCTGGCGCTGTTCGACAACAAGCCGGTGATCTCGCTGTTCTTTACCGGCCCCAAGATTCGAGACTGGGGCTTCCATTGCCCCGGCGGCTGGGTCTCGTGGCAGGACTTCACGGGCGGCGAGCATGGCGGTCGCGGCAGCACGGGCCGGGGTTGCGGAGAGTACGCTTGACGCCGTGGCCGATCTAGCCTAAGACCCGGACTGCGTGTTGCAACGTAGGTCTTGGGCACCCTGACCCACCCGGTAACCCCGCCATCCTCGGATCGGCGGGGTTATTGATTCTAGGGGCTAGGCCCGTGGAAGGGGCAAGTCCGATAAAGGCCCCGTAGGGCCGATCTCAGAGGCCGTCCGGGTCCAGATACTCTCGTACCGCATCGCCGCACTTCTCTTCGCCGTGAGGCCAGCATTCGGGGCGCTGGGTCCAATACTGGCGCTTCTCTCCGTTCACTCGGAACCGGCCCAGCAAAGTGTACCCTGATTCGCTCAGCAGACGGTTGAGAGCCTTGCCACGGGGCGGCAGGGCGTCGGTGCCCATGAAGTGATCGGCGAGCTTCCCGCTGTCGAGCAGGAACCGGCTGTAATCGACCTGCGTGCTTTCTTCCAGCGTGTCCGCGAGAGCAATTTGCTCTTCGGACTGATTGAGCATGATCATTTCGGCCCGGTGGCTTGACTTGGGGGCACGGGCCTTGGGGTTGAACGACGGGCTTGTCTGGCGCAACAGCAGGAACTTGCGGATGGCCCCAGCGAACTCGACCGTGGCGTAGAGCCGGTCGTAGTAGAACGGGTTTTCGCGCTTGAAGGCGTCGATAGCCTCGGCCCTCTGGAAGCGTGTAAAGATCGGGAAGATACGGCTATCTTCCTCGCCTACTGGCATGGCGTCCTTGGCGTTGGCAGTCAGGACATAGCTGACCGTGTTGACGACCTCGTAGAGGTTCGTGTTCATGCGCCGGATTGATACGGACGGGTTGGTCAGGATCGGCTTGAGCGTGTTGATCGCGTCAAACCGATTGTTCCCGTGCAGCCGTACATCCTCGATAAAACAGATGCAGCTACCCTCGGCCCACGGGTTGTACTTCTCTTCGAGCGCCTTGCCGGCGACCATGTTGACGTTGGAGGGGCCCATGACCGCCTTCATCATCGAGATAAAGTACGACTTGCCGTCGCCCTCGGCACCCTGCAGCAGGATGGCCCAGTTGATCCGCTTGCCGGGGTTCTGCACCACGTACGTCAGGAAGTCGAGGTAGGTGGTGCGGTCCGCCTCGTTCGCGATCAGGTGCTCGAAATGACCGCAGAAGATGTCGATCGCTTCCTGTTCGACCGGCGACAGGTCGTCCGGCAGTTCGGGAATGCCTTCCTCGGTGTAGAGGTTGGCGTAGTCGATACCACCCATCGTGTAGAGCGGACCTTGCCCCGGCATGAACATGCGGTTGTAGACGGTCGGAATCTGGTAGAGGTTGACGCAGGCGTCCACCGGCATGATCTCGGGGGCTGCCTTGCCCTCCAGCCGCTCGGTAGGCGTCATCATGTACTTCGCGAACGCGACGTTGAACGCCGGGCGGGCGAACTCGGTACGGTTATGCGAGTTGAACATGATGTCGGTCTGCCCGCAATAGACCCACGGCTTGACCCACGGCGGCGCGGAAATGGTTTCCTTGCTCTCGTAACGGATCAGTTCGCGGACGAAACCGATGCGCGGGTTCTCCTGCGTGATGTCCTTCCAGCGGCTCTTGACCTTGCCGGTGATCAGTTCGCGGATGTGCGAGGGCAGTTCGGTGACCTTGATCTCGTCGCAGACCTCGACGAGGCTGTCCACGTCACCTGAGTTCAGGATGCGCAGAAGGAAGTCCTTGACTACCTCCTTGGTCTCGACCTCGGCCTTTTGCTTCGCCAACTGGAGGATGATCCTCGCCGTCATTGGCATGTGCGAGCGGTCTTTGTTGTCGAACGTCGGCCAGCGCTTTTCCAGCGCCGCGAAATCGTAGTTGTCCGCGCTCTGTGACCAGCGATCCCAGAGGTCGAATCCCTGCTGGCTGCCGTCGTACTGATGGTACAGCGCCATGCCGATTTGGAACCACGTGTCGTGATCCGTGTTGTCTTCGATCGAGAAGAGCTTACGCTCCAGTTCCTCGTCTGAAATCTGGGTCTTCTGGCGGTACCCGGCGAACGGGTCGTCATCGTCCGGGTCGAGCGGGTTCGTCAGCCGGGAGATCGCGCTCTTGGTCTTCTTGACCCAACCGTGGCCGAGGAAGACCTTGAGCACTTCGTCCCGAATCTGCTCGGCCTGCTCGTGCGTCAGTTCCGGAAGATCGTTGAGGGGGACGGAGGCCGGAGAGCCTTCACCGATCCACCGATAGGGCTTGTTCGTATCCGGGTGGATGTGGGCCGCCACGAACTGCTGACCATCGGCCAGAATCTCGCACTTGGCCTTGCGACCCTGCTGATCGAACCATTCACCGGTATCGACCTTCGGCCACGTCTCGCCCTCGGGCATCCGGTAGACCCAGAGTTCCTTCGGCGCGAAACCAACGCGGCGCAGCGGCGACATGCCGGCGATCCGCGTAACGATTTCCTTCACCTCGTCGAGCACGCCGAGGTCAACGATGTCCATATCGACGCCGGGCGAACGACGGCACTTGAGACCGATGCCGTAAGTGCCCCAGCCCTGCGCGAGGTAGTCGTGGATGCCATCGGGCGAGCCGTCGAACTTCTGCCAGTTCTTCATGCCCGCGCCCGCCGGGTACTTCTCCCCCGGCGAGATCGGAATGACTTCGTATCCGTTTTCGGCGATGCGGACGCCGTATTCCCGCATAAAGGCTACAGCCACGGGCTCAGGCCGGGACGAAGATGTCGGGACGCAGAAACTCACGGGGGAACAGGTCACGCCCGAGCAAGCGCTCGATCTCAATACAGTTCATGGCGCTGACTCCCCCCGGATTTTTCAATGACACGTGGAGCAGGGAGTGGGAGCCACCGATTGCCTTGGATAGCTCAGAGAGACTACCCGACATGTTGTGGTACCGAGCCGCGAGGCGCACGACAAATTCCTGCCTTTGCTCAGGCGTTACCCATGAGGGGATAGGGAATGTGTTGTAGCTGGACACTCGACCACCTTGTTCCGATTCGTTAACGACTTAGGCCAGAATGCCGCATTAACACAAGCAACAATTTAGGATTGACTTCAACCGCCGGCGGAGGCAGGTAGGGGGCAGCCCTGATTCGGGGCAGGTCGAACTTTTCCGGAGAAATGACTACCATGGGTATCCTCGAAGATATTGCCGCCAAGCAGGACGAGATTCTGGCGGCGCTCGCCGCCCTCGGCGCGCCTGCCGGCACCACCGCTGCAGCCTCCACCGGCACGACCGAGACGGCGGCCCAGAAGAAGGCTCGCGAGAAGAAGGAGAAGGAAGCGGCTAAGCCGGCCTTCACCGCCGAGCAGCTTCGCGACAAGTATCTCGCGGTCCAGAAGGCCCACGGCGATGCCCCGACCAAGGCCCTGATCGCCGAGATGGGCCACGCCAAGCTCGCCGACCTGATCGGTGACACGGACGGCTGGCAAAAGGCATGGGATGCCGCCGAGGCCAAGCTCGCCGAAGCGCCGGAAGGCGACGACAACGGCGGCCTGTAAGGCCACCTGATTTCCGGGGAAGCGGCAGCGAGCGACGCCCAGCCGCTTCCCCGGCTTACTTGACTGACGGCTCAACTCTGATCGATCCCCTACATCCAGTCTTTTAGCGGAGGTGGAGTCTGGGGAGCGGCACCCGGAAATCTAGGTTTTAACTAGGTGTACCGAGACGAAGGGGAGCCAGCGAAGATGTTACAGCGCCGTCAGTCAACTAAGCCGGGGACTCCATGTCAGAACATCCGATCACCGACCTCATGCTGGCGGAGAAGAACGCCACGGGTCATAGCATCTGGGGCCCGTCGTCCGCACACCGCTGGATGCGTTGCCCCGCATCGCTGATCCAAGGTCACCTTGTCGGCGATCGTCCGACTTACTACGCCGCCGAGGGTTCGGTCGCGCACTGGGTCGGCGAGACTTGGCTGACGGAAGGCTCGTCCGCCGTGTACGCCGAAGTCGGGAAGGTCCATGTCAAGGACGGCTTCGAGATCGAGATCACCGAGGAAATGATTTCCTATGTCGAAGACTACGTGGAAATCTGCTCGACGGACAACGAGGTCGAGCGCTCGTTCGTTGAGGTCAAGGTTGATCTATCCGCCTACACGCCGGAGCCGAGTTTCGGCACGTCGGACTGGATCGGCATCGTTCCCTCGAAGCGCAAGCTCAAGGTCAAGGACCTCAAGTACGGCAAGGTCTGGGTCGATCCGGATGACAACGAACAGGGTCTTGCGTACGCCCTTGGCGCTTTCGATCGGTACGATTGGCTATATGACTTCCAAGAGATCGAAATCCAAATCTGCCAGCCGCGCCGCGATAATTTCGGCGTGTGGACTATCGACCGCCAGCGCCTTCTCGACTTCCGCGAAGAGTACCGTGAGGCGGCACATGCCGCTTGGAATCCGGATGCGCCGTACCACCCGGACCCGGTGGCGTGTGAATACTGTCCCGCTCGCATCACGTGCCCCGCGCTGTTCGCCGTCAAGAAGCTAATCGCGGCTGACGCGTTCGACGACGACACGGAGCCGATGGCTCCAGAGACCGCCGTGGCCGAGGCCAGCAGGGAAATGATTTCCACGCCCGTTCTCCCCGAGTATCGATCGGTGCCGCTGGACAAGCTGGCACGGTTGTACGAGTGGCGTGGGACTCTGGAACGCTATTTCCGTGAGATGTACGAGTATCTGCTCAAGCAACTCGAACTGGACAATGAAGTACCGGGACAGAAGTTGGGTCTCGGTCGCCCCGGTAATAGGGCGTGGAAGGACCCCGTTGCTGCGCGTAAACGCTTGCGTAGCTTCGGTCTTACTGACTTGGATATCTACAACTCGAAGATGATCGGACCAGCCGAGGCGGAAAGATTGTTGAAAGTTGTCGCCGGAGGGACTAAGAAGGTGAACGCCGCGCGCATTGCGCCGTTCGTTTACCAGTCTCCCGGAAAGGTCACGATGATCCCCATGGAAGACAAACGGGGGGCCATCGCGTCAGCGGCTTCGGCATTCGACGAGGATGTCGATTCTATCGGAAACCCGTGAATTAGGAATTTGAATTATGGCTACGGAAACCAAGGCACCGCGTACGGTCCTCAAGGTCGCTAAGAACTCGGTCGGGCAGGTGCTCGCCAAGCTCTTCTCGGACGGAACGATTAACATCATGGATGTGCGCGCGTCCTACCCGCATATCGATGTCGAGTGGGCCAAGAAGCCGACCGACACGCCCGCGTTCTCGATCACCGGCATTCTGCCGACCGCGACGCACCAGCCTGCCATCGACCTCCTGCTGGAGTACGCGAAGGAAATGCTGGAAGAGCACAACAAGGGCCGCGACATCAAGGACGAAGCGTACTTCATCCGTGATGGCAAGCCCACCAAGAAGCCGGAATACGCCGGCTGCTGGATCGTCGCCAGCCGCGAGACCGAGCGCCCGATCGTGCTCCACCCGGACAAGTCCGAGATGGACAACCCGGCGGAAATCAAGCGCGAGATCAAGGCCGGCTACTTCATTGACATGCTGATTCAGCCGTGGTGGCAGGACAACGAGCACGGGCAGCGCCTCAACGCGTCGATCCGTGCCGTGCGCTTGCGTCGCGAGGGTCCGCTGATCAGCGAAGGCGGTATCTCGAAGAACGACGCGATCTCGTCGTTCGATGACGACGATGACGATGGCGGGTTCGGCGGGGACACGTCCTCGGACGAGAACGGCGGCCTGTAAGGGAAGCTGGGGCCGATATCGGGAAACCGGTATCGGCCCTACCTCGGCATGGCACAGACCCGCCTCCACTACGACTATGAAACGAAGAACGAACTCGACCTTACGGAAGTAGGGGTCGATCTCTATTCGTCTCATGAGTCCGCCCGCGTGCTTATGTGCTCGTGGAGGCTCGACGACGGGCAGACGGACCTATGGGTGCCGGCAGAGGGGCAGAAGTGCCCCGGAGACCTCAAGGAAGCCCTGCTCGATCCCAACGTGCTCAAGGTCGCGTTCAACGCTGCCTTCGAGCGCCACATCGACAACCGCGTTCTGCCGCGACAGTTCCCCGAGATATTCGGCCAGCTTGAGGTCCCGATCACCAGCTACCGGTGTTCGATGGCCCTCGCATACATGTTCTCGTTCATGGGCGGTCTGGACGACGTGGGCGAGCAGATGGGGCTCAAGCACCAGAAGCGCCCCGGCGGCAAGGCGCTGATCAAGACCTTCTGTGCGCCGAACAAGCCGACCAAGAATCAGCCGTTTGTCTGGCGCGACCAGCACTCGGACCCCGTGAAGTGGGAGACCTTCAAGGACTACTGCGTCTGGGATAACAAGACCGAGCACGAGCTATGGTCTAAGCTCTCGCTGTACGAGATACCCGACTGGCAGTGGGACCTCTACCACCTCGACCAGATTATCAATGATCGCGGCCTGCCGATCAACCGGCGCTTCGTCGAGAACGCGCTGATCATCGCCGAGCAGCGCAAGACGGAACTCATTTCCGAGCAGAACCGGATGACGGGGCTAGCGAACGCGAACAGCGGAACGCAGCTTCTCCCGTGGCTGAATGATCGCGGCTACCCGTACGACAACCTCAAGAAACAGAACGTCCAGAAGATCATCGCCGCCGAGCAGGAGTTCGTAACCGAACAGCTTGCTCTCGACCCCGAGGACATCCGGGTGACGTTCAAGGGCGTCACGATGGACAACATCGGCGAGGTCCACGGCGACGCGATCCTGACTGACGACTGCCGGGTTGTCCTGCGCATGCGTCAGGGCTCCAGCCGGACCTCGACGACCAAGTATCAGGCGACGATGATCGCCCTGTCCCCCGACGATCGTCTACGCCATTGCTTCCAGTTCGCTGGCGGCAGTCGGACGAACCGCTGGGCCGGTCGCAAGATTCAGCCGCAGAACTTGCCGCGCACCCCGAAGTGGCTTGAGCCGGAAGACTATATCAATTTCGACCGGCTCGAATACTGCTCGGAACTGATTGCCTCGGGCCAGTACAACGCGCTGGGCGTGTTCGCGGGCGAGCAGATGGACGCCGTGGCCGGGTGTGTTCGATCGTCGATTCAGGCGAGCGAGGGCAAGCATCTCGTGGTGTGCGATCTCTCGTCGATCGAGTCGGTGGCGATTGGCTGGCTGACCGATTGCGAGCGCCTGATGAACGTCTTCCGGGGTGGCTTGTGCGCGTATCGAGATTTCGCCACGACGCTCTACGGAGTCGCGTACGATAAGGTCACGAAGTCGCAGCGCTCGGGCGCGAAGCCCGCCGTGCTCGGCGCAGGCTACCGTTTGTCGGGCGGCGAGATGCGTGACGGCGAGAAGACCGGTCTCTGGGCCTATGCGGAAGGCATGGGCATCAAGATGACCAAGGAGGAAGCCAACAAGGCGGTGGCGGTCTTCCGCGAGACCTACAGCGAGATCAAGAACGCGTGGTACCAGATCGAAGACACGATCGAGCGCGCGATGGTAGCGGGCGGCAAGCCGATCAAGTGGGGCCACCTCACGTTCCAGATTGTCAAGCCGTTCCTCAAGGTCACCCTGCCCTCGGGTCGGCCCATGTGGTACTACAAGCTCCGGGTCGAGAAGATCGAGATGGAAGGCCGGTACGGACCGTACTGGAAGACCAACATCTCGTACATGGGCAAGCACCAAGTCACGAACCAATGGACTCGGATTGACAGCCACGGCGGGAAGTTTATCGAGAACTTCGTGCAGGCGCTCGCGCGGGACATCCTCGGCTTCGGCTTGCTGGAGGCCCACGCCCTCGGGTTCTTCCTTTGCGGCCACGTGCATGACGAAATCATTTCCGAGGAAGACGACGGGGACGATTACCACACCTACAAGCTGCTCAACGAGTGCATGACAACCCGAATCCAAGCCAAGTATCCGTTCCTGCGTACCATGCCTCTCGGGGCCGCCGGGTACGAGGGCAAGCTCTATAAGAAGGACTGAGTCGATGCGTCTGTTTTATCATCCTGAGAGCGACGCGTTGCTGTTGGCGGAGCCGGGCGAGTGGCAGAACACGGCAGATGGTGCGCTCTGCAACGATGTCAGCACCGACGAGAAGTACCTCGCGATGGCTCGGCTGGAAGATATCGATACCAGCCTGATCACGCTCGACGATGACGACGATTTCATGGCGATGCCGGTCAACTACGACGGCGGGGTTGCCGGGGCTATCGCCAAGTCCATGGCTAAGTGGGCGCGCAAGCCCGCCGATCTCTACCCCACGCCCGTGGACTGCACATACAGCCTGCTCCCGCACATCGCCCCTCTGCTGCCGGCGGACGCGCTGGTGCTGGAGCCGGCGTGTGGCGACGGCAAGATGGTGGCCCCGCTCCGGGAGTTCGGCTACGAGGTAGACGGGACGGACCTGCGCCCGGAGGTCACGGGCGGCAAGGGCGGTATCGACTTCCTCGACTCGACCAACTACTTCCCCGACAATCACTACGACGCGGTGATCACCAACCCGCCGTTCGTTGTCGCGGCAGAGTTCATCCGCGAGTCGCTAAAGATCGCCCCGGTTGTCGTGATGCTGCTCAAGGTGCAGTTCTGGAACACCGCCAACCGCAAGAAGCTGTTCCGCGAGACCAAGCCGTATCTGGAACTCAATCTCACGTGGCGTCCAGCCTTCCTTGAGGAAGAGCGCGGCAAGAGCCCGCTGATGGATTGTATGTGGGTCGTCTGGGTCCGGGGCAACGAGGACGAGTGCCGCGTCCGCATGATCGATCGCCACATGACGTGCCCGCCGAACATTGGGGCCATGGACATGGGAGGTCTCTGATGGCGGGCGGCAACTTCCGGCGGATCAAGCGGGTCAAGAAGCTGGAAAAGGCCGACGAGCGCGCGACCTCGGCGGAGTGGCGCGACCTCGGGCACATCGAACTCAAGATCGAGGCGTGCAATCACGACGGGTGGCCGGATCGGTGGTATAAGGCTCCCGGCCTCGGCATCCCCGTAGGATTCTGGTGTGAGTGGAAGGCGGTAGGCGAAGAGCCGGAAGAGCACCAGCTTCTCCGCCACGAAGAGCTTCGGGCGCAGGGCGAGATCGTGATCGTTGCGCACACGCGCCGGGAGTTCTGGATGGAAGTCCGTAAGCTGCAAGCGAGGTTTCAGTAATGGCACATGTAGTTCCTTTCGATGGATGCAATCGTAACTTTGGTCCGCCTCCCGGTCTTGAAGAGATGGTGGGTCATCTGCCGTGTTTCATGAACGGAGCGGTAGTCGTGTCCGCGTGGAAGTTCACCCCTGAGGAACTTCAAGCGATTATCGACGCTGACGGGGTAGCCTTTATTAGCGTTATGTCGGGCGCAAGTGTGTTCGCTACTTTCGTTGGCTCCGAAGAGACGACCAAGCAAGTTGCCAGCGACACCGGACGAGTCTGGTAGCTGGAAATGATTTCCGATGTTGACGCTTGACAACTTCCACGACGTTCAATGGGAAGGGCTGGCACACTGCCACCTGAACCCGTATTGCGGGCTGTTCATGGACGCCGGTCTCGGCAAGACGACCGTGGGCCTGACGTACCTGATCCAGCGGATCAAGAGCCTCGGCGTCAGCAGGCGGGCGCTCGTCATCGCCCCGATCCGTGTCGCCTGCCAGACTTGGCCCAACGAGATCGACGAGTGGGAGCACCTTGCCGGGACTGAGTTCCAGTTGATTCGGGCAGAGGATAACGACCCCGAGGTCAAGGCGTTCTATCAGGACGCCTACTCGCGGGCACGGTCGGGCGGCCTCACGAAAGACGAACTGGACACCTACCTCGGGCTGGCGCTTGCCAGTCTGGAGAAGCGCTGGATGGAATATTGGACCGCCGGGCTCTCGCCGGTCTTCCCGGAGGCGGGCGACTATGAGGCGTTCCATCGGCAGGCCGATCACTTTATTTGGCAGCACGGACAAACCGGCCTCCCCGTAGAGGAAGCCAGCCGGGCCGCCGGCACGCTCACGACGCGCTACAAGGACGTGCTGCGTCGCCGGCAGTTATGGGCCGACGTGCCCCTGCACTTCATCAACCGTGAGGCGCTGCCGTGGCTGGTGGACACCCTGCGCGAAGAGAAGCGCGGGATGCCGTGGGACGACGCGATCTATGACGAGAGCAGCGATCTCGGTGACCTGAACACGCAACGGTTTCTCGCGATGCGAGAGCTACGCAAGCGCCTCAAGTCGTTCGTCCAGATGACCGCCACGCCGGCAGCAGAGGGCTACGAGCGCCTGTTCTCGCAACGCTGGCTGATGGACGCCGGGAAGCTCTGGGGCAACGCCATCACGCCATGGCGGGACAAGCATTTCACCTACAAGGAGAAGCTGCACTCATACAAGCTCAAGAGCGGGCACGATCAGGTGATCTCGACCCAGATGGCGGACCTGTGTCTAGTCGCCAAGGCAGAGGACTACCTGCCGGATGTCGAGACCAAGTGGTCCGACAACACCCGCCGAATCGAACTCGGCCCCGAGCTACGGGCGCGCGAGGACGAGTTTATCCTGAGCCGCATCCTCAAGCTGGAGGACGACGGCAGCAAGCTCCCCGGTACGCCTGACGAGTTCATTGACGCTGACAACCCGGCGAGCATGTCGCAAAAGCTCCTGCAGTTCTGCTCGGGCGCGGTGTACGACAAGGACAAGAAGCCGCACCTGATCCACGATCATAAGATCGAGGAACTGAGGCAGCTAATGGATGAACTGCACGGCGAGCCGATCCTCTTGGTCTATTGGTGGCAGTCGTCTCTCCAGCGCCTACGGAAAGCATTTCCGAAGATGCAGGTCGTGGACAAGCAAGCCAGCCAGCAAGGCGACTGGAACAAGGGCAAGATACCGCTGCTCGCCATCCACCCGCAAGGCGGCGAGTTCGGGCTGAACCTGCAGAAGGGTCCGGGCCATGACATCTGTATCTTCGATATGTTCTGGAGCTACGAGAAGTGGTACCAGATTCACAAGCGGCTCGCCCGGCAAGGCCAGAAGCGTCCAGTCCGCTCGTGGCCGTTGGTTGTGCGTGGATCGGCAGACGAGATCGCGGTCAAGCGGCTGCAGTCTAAAAAGGATGCACAAGACGCGTTGTTCCGCTATATCCAGCAGTTAAGGTCGAAAGCACAAGGAGTCGATTATGCACCGTCCGCAGATAGAGCCGCACTTATCTCGGCTTTTGACGAGTGAGAAAACGATGCTCGGTTGCTGCGTCGAGACCAAGGGGGTCTTCTTCGTGGCGCTCTACGCCCCGGTGCTAGGGGGCAGGCTTGCCGAGTACCTGTTCGATAGTGCATACGGGTACGGCGAAGGCCCAACCCCGGAGGACGCGATCTACGCGGCACGCGACAAGTTATGGAACGGACTGTAATGGCTACCAAGGCGAAAGAGATAGATCGCGCCGACGACTCCGAGACCTCGGCGATCATCTACGAGGGCGCGACGATTCGGCAGCTATGCCTCCTGTTCCAGATGGACGCCAAGACGGTCACCCCGAAGGTCTCCAGCCTCGTGCCGGTGGGCCGCCGCCGGGGCACCGCGATCTATAACGTCGCAGAGGCCGCGTCGCGGCTCGTCAAGCCGGGCTACGAGATCGAGCGGGTCATTACCACCATGAGCGCCACGGACCTCCCTCCGGGGCTCCAGAACGCCTTCTGGGCCGCCCAGAAGACCCGTGCAGCCTACGAGGAAATGATCGGCCACTTGTGGCGGACCAGTCGTGTGGTGCGCCTGATCTCGGTGCTGTTCAACAGCGTCCGCATGATCCTGCTGCTGCTGCCGGATACTATCGAGCGAGAGGCGGGGTTGTCCCGCGAACAGAAGGCAGTCGTGCGCCGTGTCGTCGAAGGCGCGATTGTCGAGGGTCGCAAGGCGATCATGAAGGAGTTTGAAGGATATGGCGACGGCCCCAGTTACGACGGACCCGTCAATGGAGATGGACCTCTCCTCATTCGTGAACACGACTCGGATGACGACCGAGGAAATCGAGTTCATGATGCCGCGCCTGACGCGGACGAGTACAACGGGCTATAGCAACCTCGGCGACGTAGTTTGTCAGACGGTCGAGCACATCTGGCTTGACCCGGACCACCGGTCCCCGAGCCAATGGGCCGAGGAAGAGCGCTACCTGAACAACGCCCCCGGTTATGTCGGGCCGTGGCGGTTCGCCTATGCGCCATACCTCCGGGAGCCGCTGGACAAGCTGGCTGACCCTGATCTCGACGCCGTGATCTTCGTGGGCCCGGCCCAGTGCGGCAAGACCGAAATCATTCTCAACTGGGCCGGCTACTCGGTGCGCGCCGAGCCGGCGGATATGACCATCTTCTCGCCGACGCAGGCGAACGCTCGCGACTTCTCGAACCGCCGTATCGACCGCCTGCACCGGGACTCCGAGAAGGTGGGCAAGGAGTTGCTTGAGAGCCGCGACGCGGACAACAAGTTCGACAAGCATTACAAGAACGGGACCATCCTCGGCCTCGCGTGGCCGACTAAAGCCGAACTCGCGGGCAAGCCGATCCCCCGTATCGCGTTGACCGATCGCGATCGTATGGATGACAATATCGAGGGCGAGGGCGACCCGTTCGACTTGGCGACCAAGCGTACTACGTCGTTCGGTTCGTTCTCGATGACCCTTTGCGAGTCCTCCCCGAGCCGTAATCTCACGGACACCCGGTACGTCCCGAAGACTCCGCACGAGGCTCCGCCGACGACCGGCATTCTGGCGCTCTACAACCGTGGCGATCGACGCCGTTGGTACATGCCGTGCGGTCGGTGCGGCGAGTTTCTTGAGCCCCGCTGGGAGTATCTGGAATGGGATCAGTTCGCCAAGGGCCTCGACGCGGCTGAATCGGTTACCATGAAGTGCCCGACGTGCGACGGGCACATGAAGCCGGAAGAGCGGTTCACGCTGGCACAGGATGGCCTCTGGCTGCCCGAGGGGTGCCGGATCGAGCGCGGCATGGTGGAGGGCAATCCCCGGCGCACGAAGTATGCGAGCTACTGGCTGGAGGGCACCTCGGCAGCGTTCACGAACTGGCCCAAGCTCGTCGCGGCGTACCTGACCGCCGAGGAAGAGTTCGACACCACGCTCAACGAGGAACCGCTCAAGAAGTTCTTTAACACCGACTTGGGCCGCCCCTACAAGTATAAGGCGGATGCGGCGAACCGTACCGCCGAAGACCTGATCGAGCGGGCCAAGGAGTTCGGTCGGAACGAAGAGACCGGCGAGATAGAAATCATTTCCG